CAAGATTGTCAATCGGTTGACTTACAAACTCTGCTATTTGCGGTGTCAGTGCTTTAGAATCCTTTAGAAATCTAAACATGAAATTTTGGCAGTTATTTTCAAATGGGTGGTAGGAATAGAAGTCTTGACCCATATCACTCTTTACTTTGTCAACCATCTCTCCCAATGTAAATTTACCTAACAGTTTAGCTGGTACTTTTATTTCTTCTGACTCATAAGGTTTGTAAATAGCCACGTTTATACCATTTGAATTTTTTTCTATTAATATGTCGTCATTAATAACAGCGGCTAAGTGGAAGAATGAATCAAAGCCGTGTTTTTTCTTTAATTGCGACCAAGTTCCATTAGATAAACTTTCAAATAAATCTTCCATAAACTGAGGGATAGGTGACCGCTTTACAGTAATGGACGTAACAATATCATTTTTATGCAAATCCAAGATATCTGGAGAAGACGACACCTGAGCTGGCAAAGCAAAAGATGACAACGATGATGGTAGTTGCACCCTAGCTTTTTTAGAATCTTCTGAATCTACTATTTCCTCTCGTTCTCGTTTTTTAGGCCTTCCACGACCCCTGGGCTTTCCCTTAGCTCTCTGCAAACGTCCAGTTTCATTGCGTACAAACGATGGAACTACAACAGCTGGTTTATTTAAACTTACAACACCGGCTGGAGTGACTTGTATTGGATTCCATGAACCTTGAATTAAACCTGATGAGCTTTGATCAATCACTGGTTTAACTTTAGTCTCTTCTTTAAGAGCTGCTGTCACAATTTGATAAACCTCCTTGTTTGCTTCATCCTTTCTTAGACCCCCTCTAGTAAAATTTAATGATTGTGTTATGTTAAGATCTCTAAGGATTTTGTAAAGTTTTGTACGACTTGGTTGATTCACGTAAAAAATTGAGAAATTACCACCATCTTCTTCTGTTAAAAACGTTGCATTTTTTTGCCACATAACCATCGCAGCTAAATCTTCATCCTTTATTTTTTTAAGTGTAGGAAATTGTCTAGGCCATGGTAGTGACAGAAACAATTCATCAAGATCGCGAGATTCGTCTTCCTTTGTATTCAGTACTTCTTGCATCCTTTTATCTTCTTCTGTTTTTTTAGGCTTATCAGCTTCTGTTTGGGTAGGCGCTTGTTGCACTACTGCTTGAGGTGGTATTTGCTGTTGAATTGCAGTTTGTACAGGAAGAACAGTTTTAGTAGGATCAACAGTTTGTTCTTGAGTTTTGGGAAGTACTGTTTGTGGTTGTGTAGGTAACGGTTGCACAAGAGCCATTGCTTGAGTAACTGTAGGGCCTCCAATTGGCAAACCCCACTCATCAAAAAGTGGTACTTGCTGTGCGGGTGTAGGTTGAGTAGGCACCATTGTAGGATTGTTAGGTACAATTAATGTGGGACCTTGAGGTGTTGTTTTCGGTGGTGCGGGTGTAGCGGGAGCAGCGGGGACGACTGGCACAGCAGGTGCGGCTGGTGCAGCAGGTGCGGCTGGTGCAGCAGGTGTGGTAGGCGCAGTAGGTGCAGCTTCGTCACCATCTTCATCGTCATCATCTTCTTCATTATCTTCATTTGCTGCTTCTTTTGCTGCTTCTTTTGCTGCTGTGTCTTGTTTTTCTTTTTCAAGAACTTTTTTAAGTAAATCGACAAGACTTTCTTCTTTCTTTTCTACAGTACTTTTTGTATCCGTATTTATAGTTTTTACAGTAGAAGATTTGGTAAAGGAAGATGCTTGAGATTTTAAAGGCATTGGTGTTTCGGTAATACCAGTGACTTGATCTAGCAAATCTGAATACATATTTAATAAAAAGCCAGCTCCAAAAGCATAATCTTGACCATTAATACCCTCGATTTGTTGTTCTTTTTCTTGACGCGAAACAATAGCTCCTAGTTGTGTTTGAGCTCGTGTTATGTTTTCTGTATTTAATTGATTCTGTAACATCGCGTCTTCTGCGTCACGTGTACCATTTTTACGAATGTCAGGAATAACTGTGGCTGTAACTTCATCGTCAAAATCGTCCTGTTTTTGGTTATTAAGAGTCAAGACCAAGTCTGTTAGTCTTGACAAAACTTCAGCAGCTTTGGAGGGTAACACTCTGTAGGATTGATCTTGTGATAAAATTTCCAACCTTTTTAGAGAATCTTTGTATAGACGACGATCGTTGTTTTCAAGCGCATCTTTAGTAGATATCAATGAAGCTGACATTTTTTTAACAAAATCAATTAATGTTGTTGACAAAATTAATCCAGGACTTTTTTCGTTAGCATTAATTGAGTTAATACTTTCAATAAAAAATTGCGTTTGAAGAGGTGAAAGCATTTGCTTTATAATGTTTACAACGTCAGGTACCATTTCAATATGATTAAACAGTTCACCATACGTAGCAAACTTCGAAGTTGTATCACGATAATCCTTTCCAGCAAGTCTAGACGTAATACCAACTGAAATACCTGGTGATAAATGAGAAAGATGGGCTTTAGGTTGAACCCTTTGGACAAATTTTTCTTCTCTGTGATACAATTCTTCAGCTTTATCTTTCGTTGGATCATACTGTCGTTTGTCAAACGGCACTCTCATTGAAGAGTGTTGTGATGAATAATCCCATGATTTGTATTGATTCGCTAGTGTTCTAGCTTCAGCTAACTTATAATCGGCATAAATCCTCCTAAATTGATCCAAATCCATCTTGTTTCAAAAAATTATTAAATTTGCGAATTTTTGAAGTTTTAAGACAGTGTTCACTTGTTCTCTGACAATTTCTCTATATTTACTCACAAAGTCATAGCAAATGGCCGGTCGAAAGAAGACAATGAAAAGAAAGTCTATGAAGAAATCAAGCTCAAAGCGAAGGGGTGGTAGCTGGTTTAAGGATCTTGGAGAAAAGATCAAGAATGAGTTTGTCAACCCTCAGTCTGTTTTAAGACAACAGTTTTACCAGGATGGTCCTATCCGTAGTCAATTAAAAAACGTTGCTGAGGCAGTTAAGGATATTCCTGGATTTGGCACTGCAGCAAATTTAGCCGTTCAGGCTGATGAAGCAGCCAAAATGGTTGGTCTTGGAAAATACGTCGTTTACCGAAAAAAGAAGTCACACGGAAAGCGAAAGTCTTCTAAACGTAAGTAAACATGTTAAAACAAATAAATAAACATTATTCAAAAACACCAGGTTTTAAAATGTTTGGAAAAGACTGGGTTATTGTCTATGAACTTTGTTTAGAGCAAATGGAATACGCGTCTTATGAGAGTCAGCTGATTCGTAAAATACTCCACGTAGGTCACAAGTTAAGCCAGCCTTTAAGTACGGAGGATCACGAGGGTTACATGCTTATTATAAAAGATTTACACAGACGGGTTGCGATTGAAACAAAACATAAAGAGGAAGTGGAGGCGTTAATAGAGAAAGCGTTTGACGAATTAGTACAACAACAACAATTTAAATCTAGTTGAACTCAATTAAGTACTCCCATTTCTTTTTGTTAATCATAATATACGGGTTAAGTTGAACAGCACCGCGATATGACAACGGGTAGTTCGTTAGATTGTGAGGCTCGCAAAATGTAGTCATGAAAACAAGCCAATCGTAAAATTGCTTTTGTTGGTCGTAGGATTCACGCGCTTCCTCACATAACTCTAATGGCCATTTAAGTAGGTCCACTCCCACCACCAAGCGAATGTCCTGTAGAGCTAGCCAACGTTTCGTGTCCATTGAACTCGGCATTTGCGTCTAGTTCAAGTTTATAAACCTTTTGAATTTCAAGTAGTGTATGTGATACTGTCCACGAAAGGAACAATAGAAAAACTTTTGCAATAAGAGCTACAAAACAAACAAAAACTGGAAACATGCCTCGGACTAAGCCAACTAAATGCAGACGTGTTTTAAAGTTGAATGACCTAGGTATATTGTGTGAAACTTTAGAGCCTGCGTTATTAATTAAACCTTTTAAAACTGAACTCTTTTCAACCCCTGAAAGTCACAGTTGTTTTGAACACAATGAGCTGTGTTCTGATGATACTAATAGTAGCGAAGCAGTTAATTTTAAGATGCCTTGGGATGATCCCGCGCAATTGAAATTTTTAAAGCAAATCCAACCGATAACGTCTGAAATGTTTGAGCGCGTTTTTGTTGATCGAACTGCAGAACAATGTATCAAAGAACAAGAATGTGAACAACGTTCAGAAGAGTGGCATAAAGCTCGTGCGTTTAGTGTCACAGCTAGTCAGTTTGGTGCTTCTGTGGGTCATAACCGTTATATGTCACGACCTGCTTTACTTCGTCAGAAAATTAACCCCCAAGATGTAAAGATTCCTCAACAGTACATAAAGTGGGGTATCGATCATGAACAGCACGCTGAGGAAGCTTTTGTTTCTATGTTACACGAACGCTCACCAGGAATGCTTTCAATTCAACACCCAGGTTTACTTAAACATCCATCAAAACCATGGACTGCTTGTTCACCGGATGGCATTTTAAGACGCTGGGAAAATGGGGTTGAACAAGTAGAGTTAATTGAATATAAAGCTCCAGCTTATCATAGAGAAAAGCTTGGTCATCCATACTCAAAAGATCTTTACAACATTCCTGCTATGTATTTAGATCAGATGCAAGGCTCTATGTGGATCATTCGCAATCATGACCTTGTCCGCGGAGGCTCGACAATGAAAGGTGGTTGGTTTGTTGTCTGGCAGCCTCATGCTCTGTATGTAACCTATGTACCATACGTGGAGGATTATGCAAACAGGCTAATGGAAGGTGTTCATAGTTTTTACAAAGACGAGTTCGTTCCAGCTTGCGTGGAAAAGATAAACAGTACATAATTTTTAAAAAACGATGGAATCAGCTGACACAGTCCGACAGCTTATGAATTCAGCCAACGAAGACATACTCAATGAGATACGGACTACAGAACAACTTCAAAACACAGTGTACAACGATTTTCTCGATTTGTTAACTACTGAAAATTTTTTTGCACCTCTTTTACAATCAAAATCTAAAGAATTAGTCGGTCGCTTTTGCATCAACTCTCGAATCGCCGTCCATGCTGCATACATCACTTGCGGAACGTCTGTTTTTCTCGACAGTCCGGGCCATTTTGAGATTTCCTTCACTGCCTCCGGACTACCAAACGTCTCCTCCTCATGGGACCAATATTTTAGCATTGCACTCACAAATAACCTCTCACCCTATGTACAAAATAAAATCCGTTTTACGTTAAGCACTAAAGGTTGGAAATGCTGGTGGGTTAATGGAAAATTCTGCTTTCAACCCTCTATGGACGCAAAACTTATTGAGGAATCTGTGCTACTTGCAAGTTTGTACCCTCAAGAAATCACACGCACTGACGCCGTTCATCGTTCACCTTTAACATTTGATTGGACTACGGCTTGCAATTCATGAAGAGCATTTTCTGCTTTTTCTACATCCTTTGGTGTCGTTTCATCAATGTCAACTGATGCTTCAAGCTTTGTACCACAGCAGTTTGATCTAATTCGTCTATGATTAATTGTGTTATAAACTTGTTTTAAAACTAAAAGAGCAACTACAATCGAAGCACCAATTCCTCCACTGATATATTGATTTGAGTCCATTTCAGCCAGTCGTCATCAATTATAACAAATGAGTTACCCTTATTCTTTAACACCTGGTCATGTCACTTTACAGAGTACCTACTCAGAGTCAGGAGCCAACTCATTGACTGAGCGTAGAGTCACAGAAACTCTTCGACAAAAAGAACTTCTCCAGAACCAAAAAGTATATTCATTAAAACTAGACCGCAACCGACAAGCTGGTTACGATCGACTCATCTTTGGGCCTAATGCATTAACTTCGCTGTATCCACGACCTAGTAAAAAGGCGTTTGCTTCTACTGATGCTGAGAGGGAGATGACTCTTCGTCCTTATTCATCTGGACAGTCTGAGAATACGTTGGGATAGGTCGCAAAACAACATTTAAGCAAACATCCGTAAACGTAGCCAATTCAACATCTTCATCTTCTTCGTAAAGAGGAGTTAACGGTGTGCAATCAGGAGTCGTTACATGTGGAGGTGTAACAGAACCATAACGGTTTTCGTAAGGTAGCATAACAAGTTCAATTAAATTTAATTCATCCATTTCTTCTTCGATTTCTTCGTCAACTAATGCTTCTATTTCTTGTTCAACCAATGTTTCTAATTCGTTATATTCAAAATCTAAATATTCTTCGTCAAAAAACGCGTTTAAGTTAAAAGGGAAAGTCATTATGGAAGAAGCTTACTTAGGCCTACCTAATATGACTGGTTCTGTAGACGGAACACAAGATTTATCAAGCACAATTCAGACCATAAAGTATTCTTTACTAGTGCTTGTTTATCTATGCATTCGGGACGTTTTGAAGTATGCACTTCCGTTAGTAAAGGTTTTTATTGCAGAAAAACTTAAGAGTGCTTAAAAATTGTTCATAAGCATTGCTAGTTTTGCATCATCTAACTCGCGACCTTGAGCTACGTTTCGTAACGCAGTTTCAATGATAGGGCGAATAGGCATTTCTAAATAGTTGTATTTAGGTGTTGAATAAACATAAAAATGAACAATAGCTCTTTTTACAGGAGAAAACGATAAAGGTACAGTTCTATATAATGTCAATTCAGGAAGCAAAAGACCTTGGCTAATAAAGTCTTCCATATTTTGTCTATACGTATCAGCTCCATGATCATAAGCATTTTTTGCAGCGTCATAAAGAGTATGAAGTTCTGGAGCCCTTCCACTGCCAAAAATCGATGGTTTATAAATTTGGTTATTGTAACGAGGGTAATCGTCAACGCGGACTGCGGTGTTTTTAGGATCTAAAAAGGGGGACATATTGTGTTGTGTGATTGTGTTAGCTTCAAGATACGAAACACCCGGAACGACTAGATCGTAAGGTTGATCCCATTGCCCAAACGCACGACCAACAACTCCATCACGAGCGTTTATAATGCCGTAGGATGGCTGACTTAATTTTGAACTAACAGTTCTGGGTGCAGAAAATGAAAGGCCTCCATTGACTACGCCGTCAAGAATTAACTGATCCGTGATTGCACCCCCTAACGAATGCCCTGTTGCAAACACATCCCAATATTTCTTGTACGAACGGTTTGAAGTTGAAACAGTTGGTGAAAATAAAGTTCTTAGTGCTTCCTCAACCCTTTCTTTTATATCTTTATATATAGGTGTTGATTTTAAAACATTGCTTTTTGAGTTTGTAAAAATATTCAAGTCAGTCCACAAATCTGTAGCGTCATCAGTTCCACGCACTGCAATTACAAGTGTTCCTTTATCAGGGTTTCCATCTAATGTTTGAACAAGCCTTTCTTTTCGTCCTGATTCATCATCTACTAGTACATCTTTTAGCTTTGTGTCTACAGTGGGAAGAACAGCGTCATTTACCGTACGTCTACGAAGACTTCGTCCACTCTCGTCTCGACCAAGAAGCTCCAGCAACGAATTCTCGACCTCCTCGATCGGTCTTTCACGATTAGTGATCATTATTTTCACGTCAGATTACCGTAGTTTCGTGTGCTTTTAAGTAGACTAGAATGGACACAGGTGTATCAATTACAGGAGGAAAAATAAGCAAGACTCTCAAGGCTCAAAGAGCAAAGAAGTCAAAGAAGCCATCTCGCTCTGGCAAGATCATTGGCTCTCGTATTCAAGTATATCGTGGCAATGCAACCCACACCACCGGACGCCTCACAAAGGACGACCTTATTCGCAACCAACACGGCCGAATTGTAAGCAAGAAACGTCACGAACAGGGAAAGACTGCTATTCAGTATTTGGAAAAAGGTGGATACAAGGGTGTTCTTCCTAGTAAGCGATCGAAAAAGACTGGATCTTCCATGACTGGAGGTAGCTGCAACGTTTTTAACGCCGAACTTCCAAGCAAGTTTCAAACAGGCCCAGCTTTAACAGGTGGATGCATGTCAGGTAGTGGAGACATGGCAGTTGACACAGATCAAATTTTGGACAAGTAAACAGTTGGCAGTTAACCTGTTGACAGTTGGCAGTTACCCTGTTGACAGTTAACCTGTTGACAGTTGGCAGTTACCCTGTTGACAGTTAACCTGTTGACAGTTGGACGGTTGACAGTTGGACGGTTGACAGTTGGACGGTTGACAGTTAGACAGTTGACAGTTGGACGGTTGACAGTTGACAGGTACGAGTTGTTTTAATTTTTGTGTTGCAAAAAATGCCGAATTTTAAGACATATCATAATAACAAAAACATTTTCAGCGTAGATATGATGATATCTTACGTCAATTTGTTTGGGCATCCAAAGGTGACACTTCCTGTTGATGTTTTCATTCCGCAACTGGAAGAGAAGGTTTGGGGAGATTGGTCACCTACGGACGTTGTTAATAATATGTCTGTGAAAAAGTACAAAGATGACGCTGAAAAAATTCAGAAAGCAGATCTAGCATACCCAGTCATTGTTACTGGAAAACATAAAATTGTAGATGGGTTTCATCGCGTCGCAAAAGCCTACCTAGAAGGAAAAAAATACATCGATGTTTATGTCTTTAACTCAGACCTTATGAATAAATTTATTATAAATAGAGATATGAATTTCGTAAAAGTTCATAACCAAACAAGTATACATGAACTTATAGAGCTATGGTCAAAACGTTTTTGTTCTGGCAGTTAAAGCGTTGACAGTTTAATTGTTGTAAACATTTTTGTTCAACGTCTACTCATCTTTCTTTACACCGCTAGCCTTCTCCCATGCAACTGGATCGCAATCAAAACCTTCAAAGACACAGATGCGGTGATCAGCGCCATGCTTGCCGTTGCCTGGACCGCGATTACAATGTGCGCAGATCCAATCAGCCTTCTTTTTAGGTAGGCGCATGGGAAAGACGGCTTCAGAGTTCGTCGTCGCTGGAGTGTTCCTAATTCCAACGACTTCAGGCACCTTGGGCTTCTCTCTTTTCTCAGCTTTGTCAGCTTCGACCATGAGCTCAAGGGGTGACTTGATTTTTGGCTTGTCGACTTTGCCAACAAGACAGCCTCCGGTGCTAAGGTGATGCTTGTCATCGATGCTCATGTACTGACAGCCTTTGCATGTGTCCATCATGGTCGCGTCGACATCGTGGAGGCTGTACATGTACTCAGAAAACTCACGAAAGTGGTCGATAATGTTCTGGCATTGACGCTTGTTGTTGTCTCTGCACACCTTCTCTGAATGCATGCAATGAGGACAGTACGAAAAATCACTCACGCGATTCTTGAACTCGTTCAGAAACATCTTGAATGAGTCGCTTTTATGCATCAAACGATCATGGAGGTGAATGGGAGCGCGATCCGCTTCGAGAGCGACGTCTTTGTATGTGTTGAAAAGACCTTGAAGCTCGGAGAGAAGGTTGCGGTACTCTTTTCCAAGAAGCATGTGATTCTGAACCGGCTCGTAATACATCATCTCCGTCTTGAATTGACCGATGAGGGCAAGCTCTTTAGAGCGTAGTTTCTCGTGTTTGTTGATCTCCCACGAGGTACCGCGGCCGTCGCGCTGGATCTCGAACGCTTTCTTGTCGCGGTCTTGCTCTTCGTTAATCTTGTAAAAAATCCAGTGCATTTAAAACTTCGAAATTGACGCTCAAACTTCACAGACTATCGTGAATTAATGATTTAGAGGTGTGGGTAAATTTGCAGGACGCGAAAAAAAGTTTTGCGATTTTTTGATTTTTTGACCAGAACCGACCCGGAACTCACAAGAACTCAAACCCTCAAAAAAATCAAAAAATCGAAAAAATTTTTTCAAGCCTTGAAATTAAAACCACAACAATGTCTGTTCAATACAATCGTGCTCTAGCTGAGAAATTGACGATCGAAGGTGTAATTCGTGAGTTGCAATTTAAGCGATCACATTTGCTCACTCAAGCAACAAACGCGAAGATGGAGATCGACAGCTACGAGAAGCGTCTCGCCGAGGTCAAACTCTCCGTAGACCGCTACAAACCTGCGAACCCTGATTTGATGGAACCAGCACCGAGGCAGTGGCCAGTCACCAAGACGCGTGCACCCTCGATCGATCGTTCTCAAATGCCTTCGCGCCCTAAAGAGGAATTCATTGAGGACGTTCCCCTTCAGTCACCTCCACGCGTTCAACGCAAGCTACTCACGTATCGTGAATTCATGCGCAAGTACCACAACTGGTCTCCTGCTACTGAGTTGGAGAAGCTTGACGACATCGAGGAGTTTTCCGACGACGAGACAAAGCTGTTTGACGTTGTGAAGAAACAGATCCAGAAGACCAGCGAGACCAGCACAACCAAGGCTGAAGTCTGGCCATTGATCCCTGGAGGTGTGCTACCCAAGGGCACTCGACCTTTGGACCTCATCACGCTTGGCAGCGATGGCATTACCAAGCTTGTTGATGCTCACAAGAACAAGAACACTGAAGCCAAGAAGGACATCAAGCCCACTCCATCTCCACTCGTTCGTCGCTCAGGTGGTAAAGGGCCCATGCGCCGAAGCACCCTTGTCGTCGAAGACTCTGACGATGAGGAAAAGCCTAAAGTGGCGCCTACAGTGGAGCCTACAGTGGAGTCTTCACAGAAGCTGAAAGACGAAGACTACGACTCCGACAAGACCGACAGAATCTTCACTGAAGAGGGAGGCTGGATCGGCGTCGCGTCTGAGACGTTCAAGGAAGGCGACTACGTCCCACCACGCCCCAAGACACCCAAGCGTCCTCTTGAAGAGCCACGTGAGGCACCTGGCGCACCCAAGAAGACTAAGGGTCCTCGTTGGATTTGTGGCAACTTCTGTGACGACTGTAAACAGAACTTTGTCTGTCACTTCTCTAAGGACATGCTTGACGATGTTCTACTTCCAAAAGTGTTCAATTCACCCAAGTAAATGATTATTAGTGTTGTACATTGTTCTACCTACTTTTACCGCGGAAGTTCAACTGCCAAACGGTCCAACAGTCAACGGTCCAACCGTCAACTGCCAACAGGCTAACTGTCAACCACCTAACTGTCAATATGTTAACTGTCAACGGTCCAACTGCCAACAGGGTAACTGTCAACTGCCACATTTGCCCGCCAACCAACTGTCAACAGGGTAACTGTCAAAAAGTTACGTTTTTCTGTTTTCCTCGTTTTTAGAGTCTTCCTCTTCATCTGTGTCTTCCGAGTCCGAAAAAATGAATGGAAGTACACTTGGATGAAAGGTATTGACCACAGGCACCGAGATTTTTAATCTTTTGGCCTCTGATCGGTAAAGTTTTGCCGATAATGCAAGACCAAGTTCGCGATTACACTCCGTCATTCGCTTAATGCGATCCTTAGTCTTTACCTCTGAGGTAAGGACCTTTAGACCACCCAGAATAGTTTGTAGAGTCTTCTCGTTTTGATCGATAGCATCTTTCAGGTTCTTGATTTCGTGGACACAGTCTACAAGATTGTCGTCGATTGACGAAACCCACACCCGTAAACTTTCAACCGTTTCTACGATTTTTTCGTCGTTTTTCGGTTCGATAGAAGAAAAATCTTCATCGTCGTCATAACTAATAAATTCCTTTTCATGAGACATTGTTAAACTAATTTATTCGTCGTTTTCTTCGTAATTTCCGTTTTGCTGAAGTTTTGCTCGCTTTCGAGCTTCTTGAGCAGCTAGACGGTTCTTCTCTCTACGATTAATACAATTCTTGCAGGGTGGAGGAGGCTCCCGTTGAGCTAGTCCAGCTTGAAAGCCAGACTCATAAACAGTTTGATAGAGCTCCGAGTCCATTCCAGCAGGAGGACGGGGTTGAACGTAGCGTGGGCGTTCCCGGTACTCGTCGTCTACTGGAGGCCGACTGGTTCGTCCTCTTAACGCTGCCTCTCTTTCAATAGATTGAGCCAATACAGAGACAGCACTTGTAAGAGTGTGTAGAGTGGGAGCCGTGTCTACAGAAGGAGCAGAGTCTTCTTCGTCAGATGACATAGGGCTGTCGACAAACGCGTTACGTTTAAAAGGCCTAGAAGAAATCGGTGCAGGTTTTTGAATCATTCGAGCCATTTGAAGTAGTGTACCTCGAGGTTGTTGATCCATAATAAGAGCGTATATACAAAAATAATTTAAAACAGTTTATGTGATGGGAAAAAACTTGAAGGCTTCTCGCGGTTGGCGGTTCGTCATACCATTAGACCCCTACAACTTTGATGAAGTCACGCAATTCGGAGACTACAGACCCCCCGAGTTCCCAGAACTGCTTGGCGTTAATTTTGCTCGAGGCCAAGCTCAGTTTGCAAACGTCCAACCTGCTAACGACGAAGAGCCTAGACGCATAGAGTTTCACGGCTACGTAGAAGGAAAGAATCAACTTCGACATCTTCCTCTTCAAAAATGGCTACCCGATGCAGTCTTTACTCCAGTAGACGTAAAATCGCGAGACCAGCACATTCGCGACGTAACGGATCCATTTAAGCTGGTGAAAGGCGATCTCCATTGCGGTCTTCTATGGCACAAAGGCGAAATCAGCGTTCGCGGTCAAGGACACCGGACCGACTTTGATGACATTCGCGAAATCCTAAAGTCGGAAGGGCCACAGCGAGGCGTTAAGCGAGTTGCAGAGGAATTTTCAGCTCAGTTTGTACGTTACCATGCTGGTATTCAACGGTTGGCCGACATTATCGAGGAACTGCCAAAGGATCAAGCGTTTAAGCCTAATCCATTTCAACAAGTTATGATAGAAGCATTACAGAAGCCACCCCATCCTCGTCACATCTACTGGGTTTATGATAAGGCTGGACACTCGGGAAAGTCACGATTGGCTAAATATTTACAATGTGAGATGGATGCTGTTGAACTTCAAGGTCGAGAGGTTGATATTGCCTACGGTTACACTGGCCAACGGATTGTCATTTTTGATATTCCTAGAGCAACTCCCCTTATTAGTTACACAGAGGCGTTTACGTGTGCTGAAAGGATGAAGAACGGTGGATTGTTTTCACCCAAGTTTCAAAGCAAGTTTAAGCGATTTAATACCCCACACATTGTATTCTTTAGCAACGAAGCACCTATTCCTGGAACATGGACAGAGGATCGTTTGCAGTTAATTACCGTTGAAGCCCCACCTCCACCCGCTTTCCATCCGTTCGCTATGCCACTACAACAAGCCCCACCACCCGTCTACGTCCCTTCTCCAGCTGAGTTAATGGCTCAGCGAATGAAACAGCTACAAGAACAAGCTCAAGCCTCCCTAACATGCCACTCCTGTATTACTCGAAAAACTAATGGACACACTTACAGCCGAGGATGTCACTTCAACACAGAAGAAGTTGAAGCAGCAGTTAATCAACCGTTACATCAAGTTCAACATCGTCAAAACAACCAAGAGAACCAAGATGATCAGGACACAGAGTATGAGGAAGATGATCGTACAACGGTTACACAAACTTCGGACGTAGAAACCTAAACATCAACGGAGAGTCGCTTGGACTCAGGACTGAACGCGTCGTCTAAGGAACGCTTTGAAAGCTTCTTGTCTTCAGGTTCAGCTGTAGTTTCATCTTCATCCTCTAAATCTTCTTCGTTTTGAATGATAAATCCTTTAGGAACTTCCACTGCTTTCGTTATGTTCTCAAAGACAACGTCAGTCATGCGTAGGATAATCGATGCGCTGCCATTCACTAGAGACCAGTGAGAGATATTGAAGCGCGCAGAGTGGATCATTCCACCCTTAAAGTCTCCAGGTCCAATGACACGAGTCTTAGGTTGCCCTTTGCCAAAATCCTTGTCACGGCGAATGGTGGTAGAGATGCACTGTCGCCCGTTCAACACTTTACCGTTGAGCATGGCAAAGCGAGTTGCGTTGGGTGGTAGGACGCCAGTCATTTCACCAAAGGTGACCTTGTCCACTCGTCCATTAGAACAGACAATGGATGTAACTTCCTGGCTTCGGCCGGTCACACGGAAACGCACAATGCTGCTGAAGTCGGGAGAGTTGTCAGCTGTGTAGCGGGCGAGGGGCTTGGGGTGCTTAAGCAAAATGCTTGACGGGTCCTTCTTAAGAAACTCAGCGTCTTGCTTAGAAAAAAGCTTCTTGGAGTTGTTCAACATAAACTGGTCAAAGACACGGTCTAATGCGTTCAAGCTTTTCCATAACTTTTGGTTCAACGTGACAGGAAGTGAAAGCTGTCCGCGTCCTTTGTTAGACATGAAGTCTTCAACAGTAAGACATTCAAACGGCGTGAGGATTGGACGGGCCATGACAGGCTCATCTCCTTCACCAATTAACTGAAAAGAGGATCCGTATCCTAATTTCATATTAACTAAACCAACAGTATCGTGTTCCTGGGGTTGCTTAAATTCAATTGCATCCAACCATTCTTTTTCGGTTTGTGGTAAGCTGACGGTAGTTTTATTTTCCATTGTGTGCTGATAGTATATTACTATAAATTTGAGTGTGTACACGTATAAAAATGACCTACTTTTTTAAGCTGTATATTTACGACAAGGCTGAATGGATAGAAAGAGGGTCTTTTCTTAGACACCACGGTCTCTACACCACACTCGAGTTAGCCTGCAAGGACCTTGAAGAAGACATTCGTTACGATCACAAGCATAGCCCATCAGCTATAGAGGGCTACCCAATAGCTGTACCTATTCTCCCTTTAAGTGTTAGAGAAGGCAAAGCTATATGGGAACGGATGCATGTCTTTGAAACCGAAAACACAATTTATGACATATTCTGTTTTAAACTAATAGCGTAGTGTCTACATTTGTTAAAAGCTTACTTACTAGTGCTTATTGTGTCTTTACAAATTTTTGTGAAAAAAATCGAAGTGAACCCCACCTCAAAAAATCGAAGTGTCTTATAAAGAGATTGATCGATTTAACAAATATACATTTATCAACGGATATATATATTCGTTGGTCTATATTCTCTTTTATATAACACTTCGATTTTTCGACATCGACTTCACTTCGATTTTTTTTCATGGACCGTTTAAGCTCTTCAATTGAACAAATAGCAAAATCAAATTATGGCGACATTTCAAGATTAAAGCTTAGGTATCAACAACCTCGTATGTGCAAACAACTTGACTCAATGGCAGATCCATCTTTTCACGACTTTGGCCAACGTATTTGGCTTCAATCAAAAATTGGAGAAACGAGTGAGTACGCTCTAGCTCCAAGACCTATGATGGATGAAGCTCAACAACGAGCGAGAGGCACTGACTTTCAAGTGGTTGGTGAACCCGTAGACGGAGACCGTATGAAGGCTGTGTACGAAGTGTTTGATTTTTTTGTTGATAAGGAAGGCATGATTGACATTCTTAAGCAAGGCAGAGCTATCTTAGGCACGATTTCTATGTATACTGGTGATGGGTCAGTAGACTCTCATGGAAACGCTTATCTTCTTGTTCCCGAGATCATCAACCACCCATTTTATGGAAATCGGCCGCCGTACTTTTACATTCTTGAAACCTACAAGTTTCATTCAGATGAGGTTGCTAAAGCGTTTGAATACTACTTTGATGACGTGTTTGACGAGTCCAATCGTCTTGGTGAAAAGGTTCAGGTACAGCGCATTAATGCTATTGAACTTCAAAAGGTAGACCCATTGTGTATGTCATGGTCTTTAATGATGCTGTACTATTTAGCTAAAATGCCTATTCCTCAAAGCGTTATGGTTGACAATAAGTATGTAACGGTTGAAAAGCCATTACAGTTAAACGTTGCTGTACCTAGTTCGATTAACCGCGCAATTGCAAAGCTAAAGTCGGATATGGGTGGGGAGTTTTTACCTGCAGAAGCAACATCGACTGTGTTTCCTCACTTGTATGGAACAGGTAAACGTAAACGCGGTGAACAAGAAGAGGTTGTACCGATCGTAAGAAGTAAACGCATTTCTTCTAATGTTCCGGAAGATTTGGGTCCTGATATTATTGATATTGAGAAGGGTACAGTCTTTAAACATGGCTCAAAGCTTGGTTTTAAAGATTTTTCTGAGCTATTCAAGGCAGGTCAATACATTTGGGCGTATCCGTTTGATGCTATGACTGATCACAGCCCAGTAAAGGTGTGGATGAAGGCTTTAAATCCTTTAAAGTTGTTTAATTTACGCAGTAGTAGTGGTGCTATAAAATTTCGTGATGCATTAATGCTACTACCAGATGAAAAGCTTCTCTTTTTGTTTGATGAAAAAATTTCGAATTTAGAAGGGGTTCTTAAAGGTGAAGCTCCATCCTACAAGACAGTGGGTGTTATAGATAAAGAGTTGGCTGCGGGTTTAGCAAAATATCAAGACTTACATAAAATGGATGGTTGGAAGTTAAAACTACCAGCTCTTCGGGATAGTGAGTACCTTTTCCTATTTCCTTCAAAACACTTTTCAATTAGTACAGAAAAGGATTTTCCAAAGAGTGTTTAACTTTAATGTGATATAAATCAAAATAAGGTTGTGTTGAAATGTCGTCTCCTTTTCTTAAGAAACTTGAAATGTACTCGCTTTCAAATGATGATCTACACACCATTTTAGGCCCCGTTCGCATCATTACTTACCCTGATCTTGAAAAGGAAACGCTTGATACGTTGTTTAAAGAGCAACCCTACGTGATTATTCTATTTTTAACAGAAGACGAAAACACTGGACACTGGCAGTGTATGCTAAAACGAGAGGGTGGTAATGAGTTAGAAGTATTTGATTCATTTGGAGTTAAGGTGGATGGTAATCGTAAATGGCTGAGTAAAGACCGTCAACAAGCGTTAGACCAGACTATGCCGAATATCCATAATTTGGTAAAGGGATTTCCAGGTGAGTTAGTGTACAACAATGTAAAGTTACAGGAAGATTCACGGAATACATGTGGTCGTCATATAGCAAGTCGTATTTTGCATGATCATTTATCAATTCAAGATTATATTGCATTAATTGAACGAAGTGGGATTAAACCTGACGAGTTTGTCACACTTTTGACTTACCGAATTCTGCACAAATGAAACGAACATATGATAACAGCGTGAGTGGGGGTCAAAACACGGGTGGTCAAATTTCGACAGGTCAGATGGCTACTAAGGATATTGTGTACTTTAGCACCAATATGGTAAACGTTCAAAAAGAGGATAATTCAACTCTGCATGGAATAGCTTCTACGTTTAATCAAACGCGTGTTCTTCCTATTGTAGGTCGAACCAATCGTGCTGAACTTGCTGTGCAATCCATTGATATTCAAACTAAAACGCTACCTATTTTTCAACCTCAAGTTCAACTTGGAACTGATATTGATCGTCTTATTTATGAAGTGGGTCTCTCATCAACATGGCGAAATAGTGTTATTCGATTACCACCCGATAATTCAACACTGGACATCTTGACAATTGATCCTGCCGAGGAACCTGATTCACAAAGTACATACTATGGAGAGTCAACTTTTTTAAATGAACCAAACGCTTCGCTTACTGTAATTGATTCATACAACACTGAAATTAAATTAAAATTGATTCCTACTTCAGTTACGAATACAGTTTTATCTGTTCTTTTTGATCATTGGATGAACTTCATAATTAATGATCCTTTTAGTAATCAAAGATCATTATTTAAAACTACAAGCTTAACACCTGTTGTTGTACCATCCGTAAAACAAGCCATTTTAGGATCATCGTATGTAGCAAGTGGTGCAAATGTTGGAAAGTTGATTCTTGAACTTTCTTCAAATGTTGGCTTTAATACAAATGATCGCGTTCGTTTGTTTGGAACGGTAGATAGACTAAATCCTAATCAAAAAATTACTAAGGTTTTTGCAACTGTCTTAGACATTGCGCAATATGACGCGCAAAGTGCTGCAAATCTCACAGGTACACATGCATCACTTGTTTTAGACTATCCATTTTATCTTGCCGAAACAAGATATTTTTCGTTTGCGCCTTACATCAACAATCAGCATTATATGACAATTGGTATTGGTTCTGATGCAGATATTGTTAGCCCTGGTCAGACATTTATTATTAGAGAAGCGCCTGATCAGTACGGTCTTGATCCACGATTAAAGGATGTATCGTTCACTGTATTGTACAAAAACGCTGATAGTGTCACAGCTTTAATAACATATACTGGTACTCAACCTTCTGTGGGTCCAATAAATGCACCATCTCTTCAAATCATCACAGAGTTTCAAGGTGGATACGTCATTAACCAATCTGTTAGTAATGGTGGTCACGTAGAATTTTTGACAAATGAATATGAATTTCGCCCATTAACTGTGCAAGGTATGGGTCAAGTTTACCCTGATGCTGTTTTAAGTTTTGAATATTTTCCGTTACCATCTGGAACTGAGTTAGATTCTGGATTTTTCCGTGGTTTTGGTAATGGAACTGCTCAATATTTAAGTTGCCCTGTTCAAATAACAATAAACCCACCATCCCCAGGACAATCAGTTAATACAGCTTTAAATGGTATTTATCGGATAGCAAGAATTGATAATAATGGAAGTACTTTTATTTTCTATTTGGCACCAGTTAATAAAACCATTCCTAGTCCTATTCCGTTTGATCAAACTGGATACAGTTTTACAATGAAATTGGCTCCTAATTATTATACTTTTGATACATCTGCGAATGAAGTTATTAAACCAGAAACGTCATCAAGGTATCAATTTATGAGAAGTATTGGCTTTACCCCCACTGATACTTTGGTTCAAGGAAAATCGACGTACCCTCCTTCAGCTTCTACTCCTGTACATACTTGGACACGAGCTTACACTGTTTCATGGGATTTTTCCGCCTATCGTTATTTACAATGGATCACACAGGATTACACAGCTACACCTCCTGCACCGCCTATATTTAAACAAGATTTTGGTCTAGAGTCAAGTTCAAATTACTACAACGTGTATGAATGGAATAAGTTTATTAGCGACTGTGTTAATAAAGCTTCTCAACTTTGCATTAATGATACGTTTAGTGATGAAGAAAATGTGGAATCATTCAGTCTTAACAAACAGTTAAGTACGGTGTTTACAAACTACGTAAATATTTTTAGTCGACCCATAACTTCTTTTCTATGGTCGAAAGATCATCTTTACAATATACAGAACCCTATAAGTTACGTGATACCACCAATTAATACAATGGTTATTTTTAATTTTGCAAGCACTGTGACATTTAAACCAAAACAAAAGGTGATAGCGTCGTTATTTGGTCCAGGTCAACTTGATGCGGTTTACACGATTATGTCTGTTACATCAACTTCAATAGTGGTTAATAATACCAACAATCTTCCATCTTCTTCGGGTGTTTGCGATCCTGGAAGTACGATTGGAGCGTTAGGTTATAAACTGGGTGAGATTGCAGTTTCTGGTGTTTCATACACGTCGTTTATCTTTTCCGCTACAAAAGATTCAACAACTCAAGATTTACCAAAAACTCCTACGTCGAATCCGTTTTGGATTTTTTTGGGGTATGTTCCGTATCAAACCGTCGACGTTGATCCTATCTCTGTAATTCCTTATTCGTTGTGTATGACATATACACCCTATCAAATATCAGCGAAGGTTGTTAACGGTTGGAATCAACGACAATATGGATCTGTTTTATTGGGATGGAATTCAAATTTTGATTCATCTCTGTATTCTACTAGTGCAATATCAACTCCTATCTTTAAAACCGCTGCTCCTGAATTTTATTATGATAATTTAACCTTACTATCCTACGTAAAATTTGACGGAACGGGATTTGGAACCATAAATGTAACTCAATCTCAATTACCTCAATCCACGATTTCTTTATACAATTATAAACGACGTTCATGGGGTAATCAAGGAGTACAAAACGCTGATGAATGGCTTACATTTGAATCTAATTCATCCTTTAAGTTTCTACTTGACAACTTCCCGTCATATTGCATATCGTATGAGAACACGTCATCGGAAATCCGCACTGGTGAAATTTTGCCGCGAATAGAGTATTGGGTTTGGGATAATAGTAGTTTGTTAGATCCACGCGTGGGTACAGGTTTTTATAATATTTATCAGTCGTCGGAGTCTTTGTCTTCGTGTATGTCACCCGTACAAAGTATTGTTGTCCTAAGTGAAAATATCCCTGTTGTAGACGAGCTTGCATCGCCACTCTACTATTTAACAGATTCAAATTCTTCTTCATTTTCTAGTAGATCGGATACAGTGGCATTAACTGAAAAAATTATCACTGAAATCTTTACACCAATGTTTTCACCTCAAAATTCTCGTTCAGTAATCAAATACGAGGCTGATAATCTAAAATATGTGTCGTTGTTAGATACAAGGCTTTTTAAACAATTGGAATATTCACTCTACTATAGACATAGAATTACACAAGAACTTGTTCCATTAATTTTAAGTAATTACGGAAGCGTGAACATAAAATTTGTATTTAGACCTATATCATAATACAATGGCTGAAATCGAGAAGATTGCAGTATACGATGCGCGTATCATCCAGGACCCACCAAAATACGCAGTACAGAAAGGTGCTCTTTCAGTGAGTACATCACAGTTTCAAGCAAACGCAGCAAATGCGAATCAGCTATCATTCCAGGTTTTAGTTCCATCATTAAATGTATTTACCGATAGAAAAATTGAGTTGAATGCATCTGCTTATTGTTACGCCGAAGCAGTTCCCGCCCAACAGGTTTCGCGATATGAAGCTACAACTGATGTACCAGCTGGACGATACATTGACCCACCAAGGAGTGAAGCTAATCAGTACATTGCTCAAGATACTCCTATCGTGGCAACGTTCCCACCTGATGGATCGAGTTTCATAGGTGAAGGTAATACTGCGTGTGTTTTACCAGCAAATTCATGGTCTGGGTTGGGAGAATTTACTTCAACAAATTCAACTAATATCACCCCAACACCTGTAACAACAGCACCTGAATCTATCAAAGCATTTCCAATTTCCATCACTTTAACTAGTCAGGCAGGTGGACCTCTTGAAAGTCCTCCTCTATTTTCTACTGATTTGCTAAAATTTAACAATATTTTTGCACCCTTCACTGGAAAATCAATATCTGGTCAGTTTACAGTTTCGTATTCTTTCCTTGCGCAAATTTCTTATCTTGCTAGTGCTCAAAGTGAACAAACAACACCAAATCAGTTCCGTTTTGAGATTTGGTCAGTTACTGGAACTTCTGCCATAGCAACTTCAGATACATATCAAACTTCCAGTCAATCGATTTCTCAGACTGGTGATGTTGGAGTTGTCAATATCAATTTTACTGGATCAGGAAACGCACTTTTCAGTCTTACAAATAATAGTACTATCCAGGATGTAGGAGAGTTACAAATCAAAATTAAGTGGACTATTCCTGTTTATAATAACGGCCAAACTGGAGACGCATCAATGTTAATTTTTAGTGATACTGGAACAAGTTGGGTTGTTTCAGGTATAGCTTTGGTTTCTGATACTGTAGTGGTTGATACACCTTACCGAAACTGGTATCAAAGTATCGGTCTACCTTCTGATTTGTCATTGGGTATGTTTCCAGTTCAATCGTTAGCCACATCGATGACAGCAACAATCAACGATTGCTCTGTGAGTGTGTCTGGTGATGTTCTCCATGAACAACTTCTACTATCACAAACACGCGATTCTCTAATGCAGAGAACTTGCCCTAGCAAATATGACGTTTATTCATGGACGGCTGATGATGTTCGCTCAGGAAATGGAGCAATTAGATCTTACGATGAAGCAAAGGATAGTGATATTCCTAATGGATCATACCCTATTCAATTTGTCCATCCTCAAACTGGTTTACCGTTTCAACAGTTTGATGCTTACAGGTATACAAATAGTGCTGGTCAGGTTGTTACTGTACCAGTTCTCAATTTTAGACCAGTGTTTATCCCTTACAACTCTAATCTAGTTGGTGAACTTATTCCATCACCGTCTCTAACCGACCCAGCTCAAACTACATGGGTCATTCAACCAACAGATTGCACTAAACCAGTTCCTGTTATGTTTAGATTTACTACTACTGAACCATTGTGTCTAAGTCCATTCCTTTGGCAGGATTCAAAGCAAATGACGGAAGTTGGTTTGTACGGAATTACAAACATGACTGTCAACATGACTCTTTCCGCGCCTGGTGCAGTTGTTGGATATGACACAGGATCAAGTGTTCAACAGAGCAGACCAAGAGGTCGATTGTACATGGATAAGCTGAATAATGCAAACGGTTCTTACGGTTACATGACACGCCAGTCTGGTATCAACGCATTGTTTGGTGCCATGCGTCTTCAACCCCCTGCAAACAACGCAGGAAATCAGACAGGTCCTTGGGTTACACCACCGCGACTATTGTGTACATTCCTTACACCACCACCTGAAATCACTTTACCTCTTGTCTCTAGCGTTCCTTATGTTGAATTTCCCCGTTACACTAGTACTGGTTCGGTTACTTTCACAACTGGAGGTACAGCTCAAGTTCAATCAAATACAGTCACTCTTTCATCAATTCCAGATCTGTTGGTTGTCTTTGTGAAGCCAGCTTTTAGGGGTCAAACACAAGGCGATACATACATTCCTATCACTAACATTGGCGTCACATTTGACAACTATGCTAACCTTTGTTCTAATTATTCCCAGGAAGATTTGTATGCGTGCTCTGTCGCTGGTGGCCTTGATATGGACTTTAATCAATTTAGAGGTTTCGCTAGAAATAGGTTTCCAACTGCAGTACCTAAGTCGTCTTCAATTGAAGGATCTAAGTTTGATACCTACACTGCCAGTTCAGCTAATGTCCAGCTTACTGGATCACCGATTGTTCTTCGAATGGGACAGGATATTCCATTGTCATCTGGTTTGGCACCTGGAACACTAGGAAACTACAGCGTTCAGGTATCAGTAACTCTTGACAACAGCAATGGTTTCTTTAGCTACTTGGGACAAATTCCTAATTCAAACAACGTAACTGTGACCATTATGGGTGTTAACTCTGGATTTTTTGAGTCGGTTCGTGGAAGCTCAGCCATAAGAAAGACTATTCTTAACACCACTGACGTTGAGGCTGCATCAACAAGCTCTTCAGTTACCTCATCCCAGTTGGTTCGTTTGGTTGGAGGTGCATCAGGTATGCATACAAGCTCTCGTCTCACTACATCTCTTGGCATGCCACAATTTAAGCCAGCAATGAGTGAGGAACCACGACGTAAGATGGCTCGCATGTCAGGAAGTATGATCCCTTAAACAAAAAATATAAAAATTAAACTATGCGTTTATATTCATCCTGTGTTCTCAGTGAATGCCCCATTGATTCAGCTTGTCGCCTTCTGGCTTCAATTGATCTTGGAATCATATCTTGAGCATTTATGTATGCGTGTCGTGCTATATTAGTAGTGACTGGTTTATCAAAAATACGTTGAAATTCACGATTTTTCCAAACTAAATATGAAGCCTTTGTCCACGGCTTTCCTGAATCCATTTCAAATAAATAATCTCTCGGTGTATTTTTTAAGGAGATATCAATTGCATCCTTTAATTCCTGAGGTAAATCCCTTGTTAACAATGGCCATTTTTTTGACGTTTTATGGCTACGAATGATAAGTTTTGCAGGTTCTTTAGGTCCATTCCAAATTAAGATATTTTGTTTGCTTTTAGAATCAGGGTCTTCGGATTCAACAATCTTAACTTTACTCAAATCTCCTCCTCGCATTGGGGCTACAAGGGTATGAAATGCAACTAAAAGATGTCCATAGCTACCTGGTTCTGAAATTCGCATTTTCTTTTCAGTTGCCAACCAGTCAGAAAATGGAACCCATGCTTCTTTTTCTCTTTCGGATAAGGTGTTTTTTTCTATAATTTTTTGTGTTTGGGCGTTTAGTACACGTACATTTCGGACCCAGTACTTTTGTTTTTCAATAAGATCAGGGGTTGCTATTTCAGACTCTTCAGCTCTTTTAATAAGAGAGGCAAGGGCAACCATGTTTGATTTAGCAGAATTAAGTGAGATTGTGTTTTTCTTTAAGAGCTCTTCATAGATAGACATAACCTGTTTTGGATGCATCAATATGTAATAAAGCGTATCAGAGTAAATTTTCGGTGTTGTTGATTTAAACGTTTTACCTTTAACGTTGCGTTTGACTTGTTCTAATTGCTTTAAATAGCTTCGTTTTGATTCTTTAGTTAGTTGATTTGCTGACATAACAGCATTTGTAAATACGTGATCCGAAATCATCATGTCCGTGTTTTCTATTGCTAAAGATTCTAGAGATCGCGAAGGAGGAGGTGTTCCTATAGCTATTTTACATGGTAAAGGACGAAATGACGGTGATCTTGTATATTTAGATGAGTCACAAGACGATGAGTCGCCACTAGAAGCTCCAGACGGTTATAAGTTTGCAATTGAACCCACACACCACGAAGGAGGGCGAGATGTCATTATGGTAGGTGGAAAATCAGGCAGTGGTAAAAGTCATATAGCTCGCAACTTTGCAATTCGTTACAATGCTTTACACCCAGATAATCCTATCTTTTTTATCTCATATCTTGAAGAAGATCCAACAATTGATCAAGTTTCACGTGTGATGAAGCGTATCAAACCTGAATCACTTCTTGACGATGACTTAACAATTCATGATTTCGAGAACAGTTTAACAATTGTTGACGACGTTGAAGGCTATGAACGAAGTAATAAAGAGATTCACAACAAAATTCAAATGGTAATTGATATGATTGCAACGATGGGTCGGCATAATAGTTCATCTATTGTTGTGTGTAGTCACCTCCTAACAGATTATAAAAGAACTCGTTTATTTTTAGGTGAAGCCAATCATTTTGTAGTGTTTGCTCATGGTGCTAGTCAAAATCAGCTTTACAACCTACTTTGTCGATATTCTGGATTAGATAAAGCAGATGTCGACGCAATTCGCAATTTACGATCACGTTGGGTATGTGTGCGTACAATTTTTCCGTTAACTGTCATTCATGAAAACGGTGTCTACATATTACGCCCAAAGGCAATATCACCAACTAAAAAAAGGCGTGTTTTATTAGGGTCGCAGTGAGGCTCGTGCAGCCGATTTATGTGCTAGTTGTGATTCTACAATTAAGTTTAATTCTAATTCATTTTTTTTGACATAATCATCAAACGTCCCTCGCGCCGTCATAGGTAATCGCTCATAACGTTTTCTCATTTGATAGATAGCATATTTTAATGCAGCTCTCTCTGGTGTACCAGCAGCCCCAATTCCACCTACCGCATCTAATAAAGATGATATGTAAGGATGACCTGGGTAACTTTCCACTGTAGCTGGACCCCCGTAACTATTTCTTGCAGAAGCGGCTGCATTTGATGTGGCTTCTGTCTCAGTCTCAATTCGTCTACGTTGTCTAGGAGGTTCGTTGTCTTCTTCGTCTAAAGTTAAATCAATTAATTCTGGAGGAGGTCTAATAGGCGTTGGGTCTCTTGCAGGTGATCTTAACGATTCACGTGGACGAAGACGGGGGCGTGAAGCCAGAGCTTGAGCTTGGATGGCATTCTTTAATTCGTCATTTTCAATGTCTAACATATCTTTTTGTGGTGCTGGTTTTGGTATGTTAGCTAAGAAATCTGCAGGTAAAACAGGTTCTGGGACGGGTTCGGGTGGTGGTTTGGTGTCAGGAACTTCTTTCTTTTTTGCAACAAAGCTATCAAACAACTGCTTTGCTTCATCGATATCAGGAGGTCCGTCAATATTGCCATATATTTCATCACACCGAACTGTATCAGAAGTCAATTCAGCTGGAAAACCACGCGATGTGTTAAGTTTATAAACAAGAATTGGAATAGCAAGACATTCTAATTTAGATCTATAATTTATGTATTCATCACCTTTAGGAATAGGTCCATCTACCTTTTTCATTAGTGTTTCTGAAGTCACATCAACGGTGTAATGAAAATCAAAACTAATTTTTGTAGATGGTGCAGTCGGTACAGCCTTCAAATAAGCGTCAAATTTTTTATTTTCATGTTCTACATAGACTGATGGGTTATCTGTGATTTTTTTCCACATACTTGTTGACACGTATTTGGCTTTTTCACCTGTAGGAACCGTTGGATGTTCGCGATCGCTCCATGACAATTTTGCTGACTTTCGTTCTGGGTCCATAGACACTCTTTTTTGTAATACAACCATATCACCTGGTGGTTTACCCATGGGGGTTGGTTCGTAAAGCATATCATTTGTTAATAGTTTTCTAGCATCAGGAGCATCAATTTCCTTCGTTAGTAATTTCATCAAGTCTGGGTCTTTTACGTAATCAAAGCCCATTTTATTCCAGTATGTGTATGCATCATCAACACCTGGTCGTTTTAATGGAACTAAATACACATATTCTATTCCAAACGTTTCACGTAGGTATTGCTCATACCATTTTAAAAGAGCTCCACCAAAACCACCACGCTTTAAGTATGGATTAATCATAAAGAGGTTTAAATAGGCTTTCTTGATTTTAGCTTGAGGGTGAATGACTGAGTATAAGAAAAAGTACTCATTACGTAAAGCTAAAACATACTCCTCACGATCTTTATAAGCCCTTTCGTTTTCAGGTGCAAGCCATAAAGCATTAAGAGTGCGTAGAGACAACAAGAAAAAATACCGTCCAAAATCAACAGCCACTTTTTGGTCTTCCACACTATCTTTATCAATAATATTTAAAACCCAGTTTTGAGAGCCTTCAAATGTCGTAAAGTGCATCTTATTGTAGCTAAACGGGAAGTCGTCTTCATAATGATGATTGTGGTTACCCTTACCTGTTAATTTGTCACGTTTATAAACAGAAGTAATTGCATTTTTATCAATATCAGAATATAGTTGCTTTGCATGTGAAATATGTGATTTAAGTGCCATTTTTAAAAGAATGTTAAATGATTA